GTTGTCATCATCACGAGGTGGTGGTGGAGGAGATGGGGGTCCTCCAGATGGTCCTCCAGGTGGTCCAACAGAAGGTGGCCCACCATTAGGAGGTGAAGAAGGCGGTATGCAAACACAATATTGCGGCAACATCTTACATGTTGGACAACATACAGTTTTTTCCAAAAATTGATTCTGCACAACTTGTTTAACCTGACGTGCTTCGTGCAATTGACTTAATCTTACTACAACACGCAAATATGTGCGCAAATCTATCTTTGTGCAATTAATCCGACTTCCATCTTCCATTACCAAGTCTAAAACGGTAAAAGTAGAAGCTCCTGAGCCATTATCAGACACAGTTTCCACTTTGAACTCCCAGACATCTAATATCTGATCTGGATCAGCATTTATGATGTCTGGATGATCTACATTAAGACTGGCTCCACCTGGAACACGATATCTTGGTTGCACTGCGGCCGACACGTGTATAAAACGCCTAAGAACTGCAACAGGATAATTGCTGTATAGTGCAGCATCTAAATGTTTGACATTAGTTGTAACCACACCCACAGCAAAATTTATGAAAACGCATCCCTTCTCATTAATCTCAGCTTTGACAGCTTGTGCTGCCATGTTGTTAAAAAACTGAATATATTTCTGAGTTGGAGATTTTTCCACAAATTGTGACTTACAGTTGGCAGCATCATCTATGAAAACTCCAACAACATCTGATGTATAAGTACTATCATATTTGTCAGCTTCATTTAATGTAATAATGCCTTCTTTTTTGTCACTATATCCCATTGCATTTAAAGAATGCTTCATGGTAAGTTCGGCTAATCCAGATTTTCCAATACTGGACGGTCCACTTATACTAAAACCAATGGGTGCTTTACGAAAATCTGTGTTTCTGCGTTTAGCAATCAAATCATTCTTGACTGAAATCAGCGCTGCGTACTTTCGTTGCAGCACTTCTTTAATAGATAAAGAACTTGTTGCTTTTTGCATTTCACTAGTGACTCTCAAACATTTGTCTAGTTTGCGTTCAAATTCATGCAAATCTTTGAC